TAAAAACCTTCAAACCATAGAAGCGGTTGTTCACCAACGAGAAAGTGCCTGTAAGGGTCATAAAACCATTCGCAGAGGCAGCAGTCACCGCAGGTGTTGCCGTAGTGTTTGTTGATTCATCAATCAGCGCAATCGTTACGCTCGCAGGGAAGGAGCGTGGGATGATTGTAATTGATTGAGGCGAAGCCGATACTTGTAAAATATGCATCTCAACTAAATAACCTCAGCCTAAAGTTTTGTATAAAAAAAGAGGGGCTTTCGCCCCCCTTCTCCATCCATTTGCGCCATTCCGTTCAATAGCACAACACAAATATACGTTATGAGTTGGAACCCACAACAATCGTTTCGTTTGCACCTGCAAGGCCTACAAACGGATTGGCAACCGTAGCGCCATCAAGGAAGTTGGCGGGCAGTTGCTCCTGAGCCTCAAGCGTCAACGTGTATCCGCTAAGATCGCCCATAGCAGCACCCGTTACAATCGTTCCACCCGTAACCTCTGCTCCATAGTTAAGACCCATCATAAACGCATTGCCGTTGTAGTCTTGGATGACCACCTGAGGACGGCCGTAGGCCATCAACTTCAACTGCTTATTGTCCTGCTTCGTGAGCTTGGTCAAGGTCAAGTTCAACGTCTGCGTGAAGAAGGTAGTACCATTCTCACGGCTTGAGTTGATAGTCTGCTCAAAAGATGAGTTTCCTTTTACATCATATTCGTAGGCAGTAAACGTGCCTGAAATGTTGCTGATGCTATCGTCAGAAGACAGAGTAACCGTACCCAAGTCATCGTAGTTGATGAAGAATACTTTGTTAATTCCACCTACTACGTCTTTACACGGTACTGCACGTCCTAATGTTAAATCGCAAGCCATTGTTTGTTGTTTGAATTAAAAAAGGGGGCGGGGCTTTGAAACCACCACCCCCTTATGGTTTAACTTATTGCTCGGATTAAGAGTAGAGAACTACGTCAGAACCGATGCCGTACTGAACACCTGCGAAGAAACGCAAGATGACACGGATATTATCGCTACCATCGAGGTCCGACATGTCCAACAGGCGCACTTCGTTTCTCTCATTCAGGAGTCCTGATCCGAAGAAAAGGTTGCTTGATTCAGCAGCAACCATCTTGTTTGAAGGAAGACCGTTAACCATAGCTACACGGATTCCGTCAAAGTACAAGGGTTGGTCACCGTACCACATCGTGCCTTTGTTGTCAAGACCGTTAGCACCAAGACCTGAAGCACCGAATCCACCAAGCGCACGAACGTAGGCTTTAGCCACGTTTTGCGGAACGTAGATGGTCAAGTCCTGCTTGCCGTAAAGGGCAGCGGGGATAGCGTCTACAACCTTGCCAAGCTCGGTGATTACGTTAGCAGCCGTTACGGTCGTAGCCGTTACGTCAACAACGTCAGAGTCAGCAGCCATCAAAGACAGGAAGCCGCTAAACTCACCTGCTGAAGCAGCGTTACCATTCCAAATGTTCTGCTCAATCTTTTGGGCAGTCTTGGCAGCAACGTGAGCAATCAAGAAGTCAGCAAACGAGGCGGGGATGCTATCGTAAGCAGAGAATCCCATTTGGCTACCAATCCAAGAATCGTAGTAGTCCTTCTTGCAGAGTTGCAGGTTAACTTGGAACGGCTCTACCTCAAGAACACGGTCAGTCAGGGTCAGCGTAGACGTAGCGTCAAAGTCGCAAGTAGCGTCTTTTACGATGTCGTTGGTGTTAACCTTCTGAAGGGTGGTCTTGAAGTTTACGTTGGGAAGAATCTCAACGAGTCCCTTGTCAAGGGTGTCTGCGCTCAACAGAGCAGCAGAGATGTACTTACTCGCAAATTGACCTGCGTAGTTAGTAGTGATAGAAGTGGTCGTAGCCATTTTCTTGTTTTTATTTATTTGTTAAGACGTGCAAGGACTCGGTCAATCGCCTTTGAGGGGCGGTTAAATTCTACCTTGTTGACTTGCTTTTTTTCGGGGTTGTGTTTGATAGGCTTCGCAGCAGGTGCGGCAGAAAGCTCGGCTTTAACCGATGCCATCTCCTCCTTCTTGGCGTATGAGCCCATCTCCTCACGCATTGCTTTCATCTCCTCACGCATCATTGCGATCTCCTCAAGGACTTTCTCCACGATGGCTGCAACGGCAGGAGCTTCTTCTTTTACTTCAACCTCAGCAAGCTCGGTAGCAGGTTCTTCAACTGAAGCCTCAACTTCAATCTCTACCTTCTCCTCTACTTCTTCAGCCTTCTCTTTGATCTCAGCGATTACACCTTCTTCAGCGATAACCAATACACGGCCATCAGCAAGGAGATGCTCACCAACAGGAGCAGGAACACGATCTTCGCCACTAACGACAAATACCTCGTTTCCTGCTTCAAATACTTCAGCCTCAAGAACGGCACCGTTCTCAAGGGTCATTTGCTCAAACTTCACCTCACGAATGGAGCTAAGTTCAGCAAGGATGCGGTTAAGGATATTATTTGCTTTCATATCTAACTAAATAAATTGGGTTGGGTTAATTGTTACATTTTTACAAGTCCTGCCAAAGCGTATTGGTAGCCTCCCATCGGGTGTTGATGGTCTGCCATTCTTCGCCTCGTATCTTGACGCTATTGCCTTGACCGACAAGCGAGCCGATACCCTGAGCAGCAAGCGTACCATTGCAGCACTTACGTGAGTAGGTATTGTCCTTGCATAGGCATCCCCTGTTGCCGCCTTTGGGCGAGGCTAAGGGTAGACGTTGTGGGCGCATCATAGTTTGCCGAGTTCTTTTAGTTTGGATTCAGCCCAACGCTTTGCAGCAAGACCGCCCCATAGCAGGTAGCTGATTGTGCCGCAAGCGGTGGTGTCGTTCTCATCGTAGTATTCTTCGGCTCTTGATAGGTACGAGTACATCCGAGTGATTGTTTCTACGCTTACAGGCTTGCCTTGCGCCAACTGCTGCGCTCTTACCTTACCAACAGGCGTAGCACATTTGTTGCCGTTCTTCTCGTTCAGCACAATCCCACGCTTGGCGTTAGAGCGTACCGCTTGTGGGTAGTCCGAGTAGGATTCCAATTCCATACGTTTACCGCTTTTCTTGCGACCATCCTTTTTAATGATGGCTACGATTTGCGATAGCAGCAGAGCCGCCTCTTGCTCCTCAATACGCTCCATCTCTTGCTTGGCGAAGTTCATCTTGTCTACGAAGTAGCCCTCAATAGAGAAGCCTTTGACACGGCCTGTCTTTACGAAGCCATCCCATATCTCAGGGTTGTTGACCTTCATAGAAACCATCCACGTACCAACAGGCAATTCAAAGCCGTACTTCTTGCTCTTGTCGTGTACCTCATCCTCAATGATCCAAGACTCCACAACCGTGAGGCCGTTGATTTCTACTTCGTGTTCAAGCGTAGCGTTGTTCTGATTTGCCTTTTGAAAGAACATCTCACTCGCTTTGCGGATGGTGTCTTGGCTGAAGTAAACGTAAAACTCCTCCTCGCCATTTACTCGGTAGATGGGTTTGTTGGGAACGAGTGCTGCTCCCATTAGGATGCGCTTCTCGCTATCCTGTGCAGCGAACTCCACACGCTCGGATTTAAGTGCAATAAAGTCCTCCTCAATAGCAGGATGCTCTACGAGGCTGATGGCATCAATGCCCGTGAGCGCCATCGTTTCATCTAAGATTAGTTCAATAAGTTTCATTATCCGAATGTTGCGGTTCTTACTCGTTGGCGTTGCAGTTGTTGTGCGGTACTAATGTCTTGGCTAACCACATACGCACGAAGCGGTCGGTCAAATTGACCACCGATGCTCTGCGCTAATTGGTTCACGCCACTCTGCCCAACGATGTTGAACTGCGGTGGTTGTGATGCTGCGGTAGGTGCAGAGATGGTAGCCGTAGGCGCAGCACTTGCAGAGGTTGGTATCTGAGTTGACTTTACCTTGTTCAAGTTGGCGATACCTCCTGCGATAACACCTGCTGCTGCGATAGCACCAAACGGGGGCGGGTATGCACCGAGTGCTTTGGTAGCACCCATATACGTGTCAATGACAATCTGCGAGATGGCAAGTGCCTTGCTCAGTTTCGTGTTCTCTCCTGCAAGCGCAGCAAAGCCACTAATCGCTTGGCTTACCGCATCAAGGTTTGCAAGGGTGAAGTTGATGTAGTCCTGAAGATCGGCTGACGTTTTCTCCGTTCCTTCGGCAATAGCATCTGCGTAGAATTGTCCGACTCTTGCTACCTGTCCTGCGCCTACATTAGCCGCCTTGACTGAGTCATCAACGTACTTCTTAAACTTCTTCTCGCTATCCTCAAAGCGGGCTTTCTCGGCATCTTGGCGAGCCTTCTCAAGCTCTTTGGTCTTTGCGATTTCCTCGTTTAGCAGTCCAATAGTTTCGGTCTGCAAACGCTTCCTACGCATAATGTTTGCCTGCTCAAGCTCGGAGATTCTTGCACGTGCCTCCTCAATGCGAGTAAGTCCTTCTTCGGTAACCTCTCCCATAGCCGCCTGCTGCTGAAGGACTGACAATCGCTGACGCTGAACGGCAAGTTCTTGCCGTGCTACACGTTCTTCAATAGCCCCTGCACGTTTAACCGCAGCAATGCGCTGCTCGGTGGTCTTGTTAACGTCATCGGCAATCAAGCGAGCCTCTGCAATCTGCTTGTTGGCAATAGCACGTTGTGCGATAAGCGCACGCTCTGCATCCTCTACATCGTTGAGCTGCTTAGCGAGTTCACGGCCGAGTTTGCTCTCTCTTGCAATCTCATCACCCAATCCCTTGAATGCTCCCGTTACGCCTTCAATAGCGCCTTTAAAATCCCCTGAGAATAGTTTAACTAATGACTCTCCCAAGCCAATCACTCGGTCAATTACTACCTTGACTGCTGCTCCAAGAAAGCCCATCACCTCAGCGAGCTTGTCCCCGCCTCGTTCGGTTTCTTTGAAGTAGGTAACAAGCGATGTTACGGCAACCAATAGCGCACCAAGGCCCGTAGCGATGATCGCTCCTTTTAGCGTAGTGAATGCAGAGATAGCACTCTTGATGCCACCCTGCAAGCTGCGGAATGCTGATACCG